TATCCCGCTGTGCTGGCCGTCACGACCTAAGTCCAGATGGCGAATGGTGCCAAGAGCGCGACACCTGCCAGCGATACCTGGCATTCAGTGACTGGGACGCCAAAGCCGGACTGCCGCACTACCAGGGTATTAGCGTGACGATGGCTCGCAGGCAGTGCAGAATTAAAATCGAAGCAATGGAGCAGCAGTGAGTGATACACTAATCCCAACACCGCAGCTGGACGGTCGGGCTAATAACCGCCAGCAGCCAGAGCCCCGATTCCGTAGCGAAGCCTTTAGCCTGATGGGTCAGGTGGAAAGCCAAAGGCGCGGCATAGCTAAAACGGGGTGATCTGGTCGTCTTGCCCGCGTAAAGGGCCACTACAGCAGTAAGGGTTTTGAAAGCATCTTCGGATTGATGCTGGCAAAAGGTACTTGGCCGAAATTCCGGATAAAGTAGGCCTTGGAGAATATGCGACTGGGGTAACCAGTGAGAGCCGGTTCGAAGCCGGACAGAGCCCTTTCTAGTGTGGTGAATGTAAAGAGCTAGCCATCTCTTTTAAGATTGATATATTATCTTCATATAGGGCTAACACCCATAAGAATTAAGCTTTCTGCGGGGGACCGTGGAAGCCCCGGCAATAATGCCAGGGAAATCAGAGAGGTATTCCAAGATGGCTGATGAAATGAACGGTAACGGACACTGGAACCATCACGATCATCACTACAACGAAAGGGGCGACAGGGACGGGCTAGAAGAGCTGGTTCTATCCAACAACATTAACACTGGGCATAACTCGCTGCATTCGGCTATCCATACTGCCAGCGTAAACGGGATGAAGGAAACCGCAGACGCATCACGCGATGTGTCTCACGGCGTTGCCAACGCATCGCAGGCGGGCATAAAAACAACCACTGATTCAGCCAGTGCGATCATGCACGACGTTACGAACAGTGGCGCGACTAACCTGCAATCTACAGAGCGTAACGCGGGAGACATTCGTCGTGATATTGCAAATGTGGGAAGCCTTAACCGCGAATCCATAGCAGATCTTGAACGAGGACTTGCGGGAGAAATCGCAGACATTCGCCAAGAAAGTACCGCGGCTATCGGCGGGGTTCAGCTTGAAATGTGCAAGCAGCATTCCGACCTTGCACGTCAGGCAGACCAAAATGCAGCACGCGCAGCCCAACAGCTGGCAGAGTGTTGCTGCGACGTGAAAGAGCTTGTACGGTCTGAGAATGGCTCGACTCGGCAGTTGCTTCAGTCGCAAGCACTGGACGAAGCAAACCGCAGAATCTCAGAATTGCAGAACGAGGCTAACTTCTTGCGCATGGCCAAAGCTCCGCGAGGCGCTTAATATTTATTATCCCGTAGTAACCTTAGCCCTCTTTTGAGGGCTTTTTTATGGAAGCCTGTTATACTTCCAAAAGCAAATAAGGAGCAACCCATGAGATTTGCAGCTTTTTTAATGGTTGGCCTACTGGTAACACTAGCAGCCCACGCCGCCACGGCTACATCTGAGCTAAGCTGGACAGCACCCACTACGCGAGTAGATGGGGCGCCCCTGCTTGTGGATGAGATCAAAGAGTACCGAGTGTACTACACGATCGACGGGCAAACGCCGGGTGATAATTATCCCGTTGTCGTGAGTGGCACGGCCCAGAGCGAAACAGTGACGTTGGAGCTGATGCCCCGAGCCGAGCCCTATGTTGTGGGGTTTGCTATTACCACAGTAGATACCGATGGGGTTGAGTCTGTGCTCTCGGATGTAGTCAGCAAGACCTTCAACATCGACAGAATCGTGAAACCTTCTGCACCGACGAACCTACAGTTCAACATCACCTTCGGCGATGGCTACACGATCACTGAAAAAGTGGGGCAGTAACATTGGTCAAATACTATCTTGTTCGCGTAGTTGAGGACCCAGAGCTGGGCGGCAAGATTCCAGACACCGCTGCGACATCGTGGACGGCTCGCTACCTGTCCGATACGGTTTGTCTGATTCGTGATCCAGATGGCTCACAGAACTACCCGCCACTGCTGGACAGCACACCTGTAGGAACGTTGCCGCTGGAAGTTCAACCGACAATGACGCCAGCCGAGATTGATGTGGTTTACGCAAAGTGGGGCATAGAGCCTATGTCGTTGTGGAGTATGTTGGATGACCGAGTGGGGGGCGTCTAATGGCTCAGTATTTTACGGATTTCAGCTCAACCGCTGACAACACAAGGCCCGCCGATACAACGTTACGCAGGGACGCCAGTGCAAACTGGAAAAAACAAACGGTTACCACTGATTCTGTGCTGCAATACGTTGGAGACAGCGGCTCACCAAACGCCATATCATTTGATTCAGGTGCATCATCTGGAGTAACTGAGCTATACACACAGTTCAGCAGCATAGACAATGTTAGCTTGCGATTTGCTCTGTTTGCATCTGATTCCCCAGACGACGAATACGCGGCAACGTTAGGTACTGACGGCACCACCGGTCCCCCTGTAGTAGCAATACAAAGAAGGGTAAACGGAAGTTTTTCTCTAGTTGCAGTATCGAGTTTCTCGTGGGTGATTGGCAACTATTACAATATAAGGTTTCAAGTATCGCCGGGCTCTCCAAACCAGTTAAAAGTTAAAGCATGGAACGCCGGGGCAGAGGAGATCGCAACGTGGTCGATTGAAACGACTGACAATGGACGGGTGTTGTCATCTGGATGGAGCGGTGCGCTCAGTTTTGCAAGTTCGGGCGTCGGCAATATAAAAAGATTTGGTATCGGCACTGACGGAGACGCAGCCCCGACCGCACCGGTTGCCCCGCCTTCTGGCGCAACAGTAGAACCAACCTTATCCACAACCCAAGCAACTGCACCCAGTCCAGCGATTACAGCGGGCGCAAGTGTGCAGCCTAGCACTGCTCAGTCTACAGCGGTGTCTTATAATCCGCAGATTGCGACCGGTGCTCAGGTATCGCCGCCGGTCGCCAACAGCAGCGTGGTTGCTCTATTCCCTGCAATCAGTACAGGGGCTTCGGTCAGCGCAACGGCTGCCACGACCACGGCAACCGCTGATAATCCAACCGTCACCGCTGCAACAACCACAACGGTTAACCCGACAACGGCAAGCACTCAAGCGCTGGCAGAAGATCCGGCGATTGCTACAGGTGTTGTTGTTTATCCGCCTTGCTTCACAACAACAGCCGCGGCATATAGCCCACAGGTAGGCTCGGCAGCGGCGGTTAATCCAACAGCGGCAACCACTGCAAGCACAAGCGCAGACCCAGGCGTATCGACTGGCGCAAGCGTTCAGCCCACGGCAGCGCAAAGCAACGTTCTTGCGTTCGTGCCAGCAGCGCGCACAGGTGCATCTACAACCACGACAGCCGCCAGCACACTCACGCAATCACTAAATCCAACAGTTGTAGCGGGCATTGAAGAATACCGGAACAAAGTGTATTTAACGGGAGTCTACAACCGAGAAAAACAGTTGTTTGCTCATGATGGTAGACGCGTTACAATTGTAGGCGGTTAATCAAAAGAGGTAGCATTGTGAGTATTCCAGCATTAGGGCGTATAGATATTATCAGAGGCCAGGCGCTGGACATTGTTATCTCTGTGCCGGACGCCATTAATCTTACAGGAGCGACGGCATTATTCGGTATTGCAGGTAGCTCGCTTACTGCTTACACGTTAACGCTTACGGCAACGGTTTCAGGCCAAACATTATTGGTTCCGCTGACAGGAGTGCAGACAGCAGAGCTAAACCAGAAAACGCATTATTACAGCTGCTGGCTAGAGATTGCCGGCGACCCTACACCCATAGCGCGCGGTATCATCGGCGTGACCGCAGACTCAAGGAATAGATAATGGACTTTTATAATCACACTCGAAAGTTGTTCGCAAATAGTGAAGTTACCATCGCTAACATGAAAGTGGTTTTGGTTGGCGCTGGATATACGTTCGTAGCAAGTGAGACAGCCTTGACGGCTATAACGGCGGCACAGGTATCCGGCAATGGCTGGACTGTAGGTGGTATTGTGATCGCGTCTGCGGTTATTACGGTCGAAGGCGCTAACGCCAAGCTGGACGGAACCGACATTAGTATCACTGCATCCGGTGGCGATATAGGGCCGGCGTCTGCGCTGGTTGTTGTTGATGCGACCAGCAGCAAGCCTCTGTTTCACTTTGCATTCCCGAGCGCACAGACTGCGGGATCTGGTACGCCGTTTAACGTGACATGGAATGTTGCCGGCATTGCGACTTGGGCAGCTTGATATGGCTAATCCTGTAGGGCGGCCAAGAACTACCGTTGATGACTTGCCAGAAGGTTGGCAGGACATCATGCGGGCTTGTGGGCAAGAAGGCGGCAGCGCTGTTGAGGTGCGCTGTTTGCTGGGTATTGCAACGTCTGCTTGGAACACATTGCTTGCTGATTCCGAAGAATTTCGCGTAACCGAAAAAGAGCGGGCGGCATTGTGTGAGGTCTGGTGGGAGAAGCAAGGGCGCAATATGGTAACAGGCGCTAATGGCAGCGCTCCTGTTTGGATCTTTAATATGAAGAACCGATTCGGCTGGCGCGATAAGTCGGAGGTAGAAAGCACACACCGCATTATAGATGACGGCTCCAATGAATGGTAAACCTGGCGCTATTTAGAAAGCACGTTAAGGACCATTCTGAGGTCTTCGTTCCGCTGTTTACTGACCAGTCTCGCTACCAAATACCTTGGGGCGGAGGGGGTAGTGGGAAATCGCACATTGTTGCTCGAAAGATACTTTATAGACTCCTTAAAGAATCAAAAGTAAAGCACAACTTTCTGATTATTCGCAAAGTAGACCGGACTATAAAGCGTTCGGTTTTTACGCTTATGCGAAACATTATAAATATTTGGGGTCTTTATAAAGATTTCGACATTAACCTTACTGACAAGACGATCACTTATAAGGAGACAGGCTCACAGATAATGTTTAGTGGGCTTGATGATGCGGAGAAGCTAAAGTCAATCGAGGGCGTAACTTCTATATGGATAGAAGAGGCGACAGAGTTAAGCAAGGAAGACTTTGAGCAGCTAGACCTACGGCTGCGCGGCAATCACGGCTGCCTAAAGCAAATAATATTGACCTTTAACCCTATAAGCGAGCAGCACTGGGTTAAAAAGATGTTCTTTGATGATCCGATTAAGGGCGTGTTTACGCTTCACACTACCTATCTTGATAACAATTTTATAGACGATGAATATAAGATGGTTATGGAGAACAAGCGGAAGACAAACCCCAGGTATTTTAATATATACGCGCTTGGCAATTGGGGTACGTCTGAGGGGCTTGTGTTTAACAACTTCAGCCAGCGTATTATTAGAGAGGAAGAAATAAAAGGTCTTGAGTGTGTGCAGGGGCTAGACTTTGGTTATACAAACGACCCAAGCGCCTTCTCTCAGTCGTATGTTGATATGGTTAATAAGAAGATATTTG